CGTAACAACTATTCCTGTAGACGAATCGCTTGAACCCATATTCATAGTTGCTGATGGGTGGCCTGTTACAGCAGTGGTTGTAAACCGATGACTAGCACTTGGAGAAATAGGGCCAAGTTGTAGGCTACTTGTGCTTGCAAAAGCGTAAGCTCCTGTGCTAAACGTACCTGCCAAGACAATAGATGCTGCAACACCAGAAGCAGAGCCAGTACCTCCGTTGGCAACAGGTAATGTGCCCGTCACTCCAGTTGTCAAAGGTAGACCAGTGGCGTTAGTCAGCGTAACGCTAGTAGGTGTGCCAAGTGCGCCAGAGGAGTCAATTTTTGTTGCTACCGCAGTTGCAATGTTATTAAACTCGGTGTCAATCTCCGTACCCTTGACGACCTTATTAGCATCGCCAGTTGTTAGTGCGTCTTTAGCCGCAAAGTTGACTGTTTTTGTATAGTTTGACATGGTTGCTCCTTATGCAAGTTTGCCTGTTTTGGTTTGGATTTCAATCTTTTGGAAGGAAATTGGAAACCCGTTAATATCTACCTCAAAACCCGTTTGAACGATTTTACCTGTTCCATTGCCGTATGCAGTTAATTCTTCTAAGCTAATACCTGCTGCATATTGAGCAATGTTGTATTCAGCAATTCCATACTCAGACACTGATTGAGTCGGAATTGAAACCGTTTGTGATTGGTAGCTAGAAGAAAAATCGTAGCCCCAAAATATAGATACTGCTTGATTGCTACCGCCTACGACAAGCACCTTAACCTTCTTAATAATCGAAGTTAGACCGTCTTTGCCTAGATCAGCATTGTTTGTGTAGTACTCCATGCGATAGGCTGAAGCGTTATCTTGATAACCAGTGTATTTAGTAACAAAACCAGTTTTTCCAATAAGCAAATCACCGTTACGTCTAGCACAAAAACTTTTTGGCTCAATGCTGTCCCATATCGTTACTCGGTAAGAACCATCTTCCAAAACCGTCTTTGTGTCAAAACAGAACACTTTTTTCGAGGATGGGCAAGCCAACAAGTAAAAACCATTTTGTTCTGAATAGACTGATCTCAATTGCGTGTCTGATTCACTTGCAATTGTGGCTAAGAAATCATTTCTAATGTTCTTAGACAAGTCACCCAATGGCGCAGATTTTTCTTGTACTGTTCGCAAAACAGAACGCAAACCACTGCCGCTTAGAAAAACAACATCTTTGCCAGTGTTCTGAATTGTGTCACGGGCTATACAACCAACACTTGAGATAGTGTCAGCAAGGGTCATTGTTGAGGGTGTAGTGGCGTTTGCGTAGACCAAGATTTGTCTTCTACCAAAGATAAACAAAAACCCATTGTGGGCGGCTAAACCCATAATCTCATCCGCACCATTACTCCAGACTCGGGAAACATCGAGAGAACCCGCTGTACCAGTAGACCAAATATGGCCTGACAACAAATCACTGAACGACACTGTTGTGTTGTTGGTAATCGTGTTGGCTGCCCAAATACGTCCATAAGCAGAGATAGCTACGTTTGCGTTTGGCACTGTGCTAACGTAACCTGATTTCTCAGTTACACGCCTAAAAGTTGTAGTAGATACCGCTGGGTCGTAAATGATTGGATCGTTATTTATTTGGAAGAAATACACAATACCGTTAAGACTTGCGGCTTGCCAGTTCCCTGCGTTGAACACTGGTGCAGTGCCAGGGCCACCATAAGTCAACTCAAGAACAGTGCCTAGCCCCGCAATGCCAGATGTGTATTCGGCAAGAGGTACACCGTTAGAGCCATATTCAGCAATGTTGTACTCAGCTATAGCCCCTGCCGTTGACAAACCAAGTTTAAACAGTTTGCCATTGCCAAAAAACAATACGGTCAATGTGCCGTTTGTTTCAATCAATTCATGAATAACTGTGACATCATTTGAGCCTAAAGTGCCACTAGATGTATTGACGTTTTGATAGCCTTGCCTTGCACCTACACGACCAAACTTATCAATTACACAGTTCAATGCAATGCCAGCAAACCCATTCGATATTTCTAAAGACGGGTCTTGTGTGTTCAGCCCCAGAAAGCCTGGTGCTGATACGCTGTTGACAGTAAGCTGTTTGCTCATATCGCAATAAATTCTTGATTTTCAGGGTAACGTGTGCCTTCCAAAGCAATCTGGTCAGACAACATTCCCCGATACAGTTGATATGCCTCGGAAGAATTTAATCCACCATCTTCACCACGTTCAACCAATGCTCTTGCATAAGCGTTTTGTACTACTAAAAAATCAGGAACTAAAACTGAAGTTGCATCAGCAGACAATGTTGCTTGAGGTACTGTGACAGAGAAAGGAATACTAAAAACACCATCAGGTCTTGGGTAAAGAACTACTTTGGTGTCACCACTAGCGTCTACACCATCAAATGCGTAATACTGAGGAAGACCATTTGTTGTTGGGACAAGGTTTTGATACCTATTCATCTCCACAAACGAGATGTTCTGCATACCAACATTAGAAGTTACGTTAATTACATCTTGAACTGTAAACTTTTGTCCTACACCCGTTAGTGAGTAAACATAAGTTGCCGCTACAGTTGTAACAGTCACAGTCTGACCTAACACGTTCCAACTAAACGCATCTTCAATTTGACGTTTGGCATCGTTGACAAATCTGCCAATCAAGGTTGAATACGAATTGAGGGTAACAGTTGTCACCGTTGGCTCACGCAAACGGATCAACACATCATTAACAAGTTCTAAGAAAGTCATACTCTTGTCAACCCTTCAAGTTCAATTGTTGCAATTATTGTAAATGTTGAAGATGCCTCGCTTGTAGCCTTTAAAATATCACCCTCTTCTAGCACTATGTACGAGTCACCAAAATCAAATCCAGTGGTAAAAGTTGTTACCGCTTGCTGATAGCTTATTGAATAAGTTACAGCCGCTGAAGTGTCTGTCCAATCAAGAGAGATGTATTTGGTTGAGCCTGTTTTGTTGACAGCTCGTACCAGCACAATCTTAGCGTAATAGCCAATCGGACAAGTAAACACTGATGTCAGTGTGTTTGCCGTAAGATTAGCTGCGACAGACAGTGCTCTCATTTACTATTCCTCTTAGAGATCGCTTTAGCTTTAGCTTTAGCGTCTTCTTTGGATGTTGCACCCCAAGCTCTAAGAGAAAGTAAAAGTCGAGTAGGCTTTCCATCTTTCATCTCAGGGCCTGAGTTATTGCCCATTCGTGCTAAAAAGGAGGCCCTGCGAGGGTTGTCACCCGACTTTACTGGAGGTTTTAGATTGCCACCAGTTTCTGCATTATACGATGCCCTTCCTTTGGCATTCAAGCCCCCCTTGGGGTTTTTTCCTTCTTTTGTTTGCCAAGCGGGACTCTTCATATCTACCTCATCTAAATTTTGCTGTTTTCTGTGCAATCGACTTGGGTTGCTTTACAAACTGTTTACCAGCTTTTGTGCCTTCACGCTTGGCCTTAGTCGTGGCTGCGTACTCTTTAGCCGACAAAGACTTGATAGCCGCCTCTGGTAAGTACCTCTCTCCCGTTTGAGATGAGGGTTTCCCAGACTTGGTTCTCCAATTCTGTTTAGACCAATCTTTCAGGGACTGTTGAGGGTTCTTCATTTCTTCTTCTTTGGTGTATGAGTCAAAGTCTTACTTGTGGGCGTATGTTTAGCACCCGTCATCAGCTTATCACCCTCTTTGTGGGTTGGCCCTTTATAGACCTTGCCATCAGGCAAATAGTGTGTTTTCTCTTTGCTCATGTCTTATAACCCCCACCTTTGGCTTTGTACTCTTTAGCAAGAAGTTGTGCTTTACGGGCAGACCATTCACCAGGATCACCACCCGAGCCACCCGCCTTAATCTTCTCAAACAAGGCTTTACGCATGGTAGGCTTGGTGTAAACCTTTGCTTGGTTAACCTTAGACTTCATTTCTTCTTAGCCTTTCCCGCCTCAGATAAAGCAATAGCCAAAGCCTGTTTTGGATTAGTAACGACCTTTTTATTGGTAGTCAACTTGCCCTTACCAAACTCAGTCATCACTTTGCTGATCTTCTTTTGGGCTTTGGTTTTCATATCAGTACAATATCTTTGCGATGATTGTTCCAGATGTATACGCTGTGCAATTGGCTCTTAAATACTTAGGAGCATTAGCCAAAGTAACAAAGCCATCAGCCGTTAAAGCAGTGCCAACAGTGCTAAATGTTGTGCCATCAAGACTACCTTGAAGGGCAACAGTAGCAGTTGTGATGCCTGTAACGTGCAGAATTGCTGGCATACCAGCATCTACCTGAACAGCTTTAGAAGCACCTGTAGCAGTAACAGAGCTAAGAAGCGTAACGGGAGCAGTTAAAGAAGACATTATTTACCTCGTCCAGACTTTTTCATCATATTAGTAGCTGTGCGACCACCACGGGTAGGCATAGCTTTAGGCTTACCAACAGCAATCATTATTGCTAAAGGCATACCTTTTTTAGAGTCAGCTTTAGGCATCTTAGAACTAGACATTTTGGTTGTTTTTCCGTACATGATTTTTCCTTATCGAACTAGCTTGGTTGCAATAAAAGAAATGATACCGCCAATAACAGAGGCGATAGCCATTCCAACGAAAAAGCCACCTTTAGATTTGTTTGCCATTTCTAAAAGCGTTTTAATATCTTGGCGAAGTGCTTGAACTTCTACCTGTAAAGCCTCAACTTGGGCTTCTAGCTTACCAAATTCTCTTGGATCAATTTCCGACATTTGAAACCTCTTTTTTTGGTCTGCCCAACTTAGGTTTGTCTTCCTTTGGAGTTTCCTCAACAAGGACGTATCCTTCGTGACCTTTCATGCTATCAATATCGTGCTGATAGGTGAAAGTTATTAGAGTACCAGACTGTAAACAACGAAAAGTAGCCATAAAAAACTCCAAAAAAAGGGGGGAATTAACCCCCTTTTATTAAACTGTACGAACCACAACGCACCGAACTGTAGTGCTTGCCAAGTCCACAGTAGCTGTACTTTCGTTTTGGAAACGAATAGAGACAGTATCTGCTGCTGAAACATAAGGCGTGATGGAGAGTCCAGAGACATCCACACCCATACTGATGTTCATCACAATGTCGCCTAGCTTTACGCCAGGTACTGTAATGGTGTTTGTTTCACCTGCGCCATCAACTAAAGATGAAGCGTTAAGTGTTGCTGTTACAGACCAAGTATCCGAAAAAAGACCTCGGAATTGGTCAGTTCCCCTACGGGAAACTACTGCTGTTGCTGCTGCCATAATAAATCTCCTTGATGTAAAAAATCCCCCCACCGATTAAGGCGAGGGGAAAAGGCAACTATTAGGCTGGAACTGCTAACGCAAATGCGCTAGAAGACAAAGCTGCACCAGTTGT